ATAAAGCAACTTGTAAATTTGATATACCAGCTATTTCAAAGTCAGCCGCTTCTCCTTTTGTATGTTGGCTCGTGCTTTTCGATCCTATAGCTTCGCATAACTCAGGACTTCTGTATCCTGACGTTATTGTTATTGGTTTGTCAAACTTTGCTCGTACTGGCTCTAAAACCCCATAGCATAAATCAGTAAGATTTTTTATTTCTCCTGACCCAGCTTTATTTTCAATTCCCTTACGAGTAGCTGTCATTGATTTTTCAAATTCTTCTAATTTGAAATGTTTTGAAAGTTGCATAAAACCTCTTATGGTTTAGTTGGAAATTCTACTGCTTCTACTTCTTCTTTTGTTGATAGACCCTCAGTTATATCTCTAAGGTCTTGTCTGTATTGTTTCATTTCATCTGACATTGTAACATCAGATAAAGCATAAAAATCAGTAGATGATAACAAAGCATTTCTTCTTTGTCTTAAATTTGCTATTGCTCTATCAAACGCACCAGCTTCCCAATCATCTTCCTCTTGATCTCTTTGTGCTTCTTCTTCAGCAGTAAGCTGGATTCGTTCCCCATTTACTAATTTATATCTTGGCATAATATATCCTTTTTATGTTAATTTAATCCGAATAGCAATATCTGTCCACTATCTATATTTCCTGAACTCATTTTAAACTGAATTTCTCCAATAGCCGCATTTGTGTTAAAATATCCTGCTATGTAAAAATTGTACAATCTATCATTATATCTAACTTGGTTTGTTTGTGTTATAAAATGTTTTACAAAAGTTGTGCTAGATGGATTGAATAAATGTAAGTAACCACTTAAACTTTGATCATTGTCATATCCTAAACCCTCACATAATCTTTGAAATGCTGTTCCTTGTGCTTGATCTTCGCCTGTTCTATATTCAAGAGCAGTAGCACTTCCATCTTCTCTGTGTTGTGCATAAAAAGATGCACTTGTTATAGTTTCGTTAAATCCACTTTCTCCAGAAGCATTACCTTGAAATTCAAAATAAACATTATCAGTTGCTGGGTGCATATTTACAAAATAAAAAATATATTCTTTATAGGTACTATCAATCCCTGATGTAAAACTAATACTTGCTGATGATGAAGCTGTTTGTGTTGCAATATGTGTAAGACTTCCAAGAGAAGATATTGAACCAAAAGCTGTTATGTCTTTTACTGATCTGTTATTTAATTTTACAATACTCATTAGCTTCCTTTTATACCATATAATTTTATTAAACCTGAATCAATATCTCCGCTTCTCATTTTAAACTGAAAACCTGTTATTGCAGATTGAGTGTTAAAATACCCAGAAACATAACCACTATTAGTAGAACGATCTGAACCATTTTCACCCATAAAAGTTGTTCTTGAAATAAAATGTTTAACAAAAGTTGTGTCAGATGGTGCAAAAATTTTTAAAGTTCCTACAATAGAACCATCATTGTCATCACAAGGATTTGATCCGGTTGTTAATTGTTGAAAACCAGTTGCTTGTGCTTCATCAATACCACTATAACCCATTTGACCATTTCCCCCATCTTCTTCGTGTTCATTGAAAAAAGCTATTGAAGTTTTAACAACATTATAATTAGAACCATCAGTTGTTGCATTAAATTCTAAATTTGCATTTGCTGATGGATGTATATTAATAAACTTAAATAAATAAATAGGATATGTACTATCAATATTTGATGTGAAAGATATTGATGCTGAACTAGACGCAGTTTGCGTTTGCAACAAAGTCATTTTACCTTGTGTTAATTGTCCAGCACTTGTTATAGCTGATATAGAATTATTATTGTGTTTTACTAAACCAAAAGTCATTAGGTTACTCCATATAATTTTATTGTACCAACATCTATGTTCCCAGATGAAAATTTGAACTGTACTGCATCGATTGCGACAGAAACATTTATATAACCAGCTACATAAACATTCTCAGAGAGATCAACTGCGTGTGAACTATTAACAGTTGCAAAAAAATGTTTTACAAATGTCGTGTTTGAAGGATCAAATAAATTTAAAGTTCCTGAACAAGATTGGTCATTATCATTTCCAGTTCCTTCTGATAAATTTTGAAAATTTGTGCTTTGTGCTAAATCTTGAGCTGTTACATATTCTAAAGCTGTACTAGAACCATTTTCATAATTATACGCTCTAAAAAATGTAGTTGTTTTAGTGGCATCATAATCTGAGCCACCATCTCTAAACCCTACTTGAAATGTAACATTGTTACTTGCTGGGTGTATGTCATAAAACTTAAATATATATTCTTTGTATGTTGAATCTATCCCTGAAGTAAAATCTATTGTAGATGAACTTGATGCAGTTTGAGTAGATATTAAATTAAGACCTCCACCTGATACTGAAGCTGGGAGTGCTGTTACTGCTGAAAGAGAATTGTTTTTAGCAAAGAGTAGAGCCATATTAAGACTCCTTTGGATTATCTGCTTTTACTTTTGCTATTGTATCTTGCCAAGTTGTTGTACCATTCACATTATCCCAATATTGCATATCAAGTTGTTCTTCAATAGGTGGGTAAACTCTGTTTCTTTGATATTCCGTTTCATTTATTTTAGCTTTTATTTGTTCTTTAGTAATGTTTGTTGGGTTGTCGTCGTGCCAAATTATTTTACAAGTATCTATATCTGACCCGTGAACTGAAACTTGTGCATCTGATTTTATTTTTAATATCGCTTCACAAATCATATTATGCTCCTATCTCTATTGCTAGTATTCTTGCAGTTAAACTATTTCCATTTAATTGACTAGTTGAACCACCGCCACTTGTGTACATATAAACTTCATATGTAAGTGATGAAGTAGATGATGGGGTATCTAAATATAACATTATTTGTTGTGATCTTCTACTGTGTCCATCCATAATTTGTAAAGTATTTGATCCACCTATAAACGAACTACCTCTTTTAAGAGCAATATCTGCATACTCACCATCAACAGTATTAGTAGCTTGAAAACTTGATAAAATAAGAACCTTACTAGAAGTAGCAGACGGAGTTATATCAACACTTAATCCTGTTGCTTGATGACTACTTGTATTAGTAGTGCTAAACGCATCTGTTTTTGTACCCTCAACAAGTTGTAAAACTTTCCCACCACCAGCATCAGCAAAAGATAATTGACCTATGCCTGTTGTTCCTGAACCAGATACAGAAGCTACTTTTAAAAATTTGTCAGCAGTTACATTTCCTGTTGGAAAAGTTAAAGTGTATGATTGACCAGCAGAGTGAGGTGGTGATGCAAGTTTTATTCCGTGTGAATTTACTCTGCAATTTAATTGTAAAGTTCCATCTGTGCTTCCATCTCCCTTAATTTGCAACCCAGCCGCAGAAGATGTTGATACAAAATTTGCTTTAGCATCTGTAACTGTAGAATCTGATGGTGTTCCAATATCAAGAACATTACCAAGTAACATTATAAAATCTATAACATCTCCTGTTGCTAAATTAGATGCAAAAGTAATTGTAGAGCCTGAAACTGTGAATGATGAGTTTGGTTTTTGTAAGATACCATTCAAAGATACCAGCATATGATTTGCAGATTCAGGAACTACATTAGTTGATGATACTTGCATTGTGTATGCCGCTTGTCCATTGACTACACTTATTGCATCACAAACTTGAAAGTTTCCTACTATTGGTTCTTTACCTATATATGACATATTATAATGCTTCTATTTCTGCATCAGTTAATCCTAATGCTTTTAATTTGTTTTGTGCAGATATTTTATCATTTTGTTTTTGTTTTTCAGCATCTTTAAGTTCTTGAATCTTTGCATTTACTTCTTCTTCAGACGGCATAGTAGCACCCTCTTTGATAATTTTTATATATTTATATTGCATTCTTTTATTGTCAGGAATTTTGTTGCCATCTTCATCGTGTGTTTCCCAACCATACCACATACCACCATTGAATGTTGTAAGTGCATCTTGTAAATAATCTCTTGCCATAATTTATCTCCTACGTATCTCCCAATCTTATAAATGTAAAACCAGTTGAGGTGTTATCAGTTGCTCCAGCAAACTGTGAACCACTCGCAATACTACCAATAGCAAATTTAACTTTTACTTGTGAAACATCAGTAACATCAACTAAAGTAGTTGCAGTCACGTGAGTATTACTACCGCTTGGTGATCCATCATTTCCGTATGCGTGAAGATTATAATTAGAGCCATTATCCGCAGTTACATATATCATTAAACTTATATTATCTCCGCCACTTGCAATAGTTCCTGTACCAAAAGCTTTAACTAAATAAATTCCTGTAAGAGGAAATGTAAATATACCAGAACTTACTGACATTTGATTATCTGTCATTCCAGCTTGTGCAGTATTATCAACTCTTTCAAGGTTTGAAGAAACAGGGTCTGTATTTGATGTAACATTTGATGTAATTCTAAATTGGTCAGCAACTGTAATACCACCACCACCGACTAAACTTGCATCTAATCTTTTTAAAACTCCAGCATCACTAATTAAAAATTCATCTGTATCTGCTGGTGCAGTTGCTAAAGCATCAAAACCTGAAATAGCAGTATCGCCAATGTGTGTAGAATTAATTATGTCTGCCGCAATATCTGAACTTGTTAAAGGTGCAGTTGTTGGAGTTTTACCAATATAAGCCATCTATTACTCCTATGTTATTTCTAGGATTGATAATGTTGCGTCTATTTTAGCTGAAACTGAACAATCTATTTTTAATACATCAGTTGCTTGTAGAACAACTTTACCGCCTGTTAAAAGTTCTAAAGATGACCCAGCAGGAATACTTACATCTTTTGCTACGAAAACTGTTTCGTTTGTTTCTGTGTCTGAAGTATCTGATTCTATTTTTACACTTGCTGTTACTGCGGCTGTGTGAATATTACAAAGCACTAAGCCAATAACAACTGTTGTTGTAGATGATTTTCCTGTGTACAAAGTTAGAGGTGTTCCAGCAGAGCTGGGCATTGCACCATTTGTTTTAACTTTAAAAGTATTTGCCATTTATTCTCCTTATCCTAATGCTATTGCTAATGGTAAAGCATTTGGATCTGCTTCTGTTATTGTTCCTGTAACTGACATATTACTTGTTATTGCATTTGAAGATATGTCGATTTCAAATAATTCTACATTGTCAGAGCCATCATTTATTTTAACTTTCAATTTTCCTGATGTACCATTATCAACCCAAATTGTTCCAGCCGCAACCGAACCGGGTGCTGAACTTCCAACGTGTTGAGTATTTAAAGCACCTAATATATTATTTAATTCTGTTCTAAAACTTGCGAAACCCTGATTTGCTAAAACTACATCTGATACTTGACTCATATAATCCTTTTATTACATTTTTTTTATGATTTCAAGCCGTGTCCAACAACCTGATAATCAAATGTTCTACTTATTCCAACATTACTACTATTATAAAATTGAATTGTAAAGCCAGTTTTTGACTTACTTGTTATTTGGTAATAATCTCCTGTTTGTAATCCTTGTGCCGATATACCTATTGATGGAGTTGCAAAAAAAGCATTGGTAAATGTTATGCTTGTTCCTGATGCACTTGAAACTACATCTTCTCCTGACTCTGTTCTTTTTTCCATATTTACCTTAAATTGCAACTCGTGAACTTTTGCTCTTACTTTGTTATCATCACTTGTTATCTTACATCTAAATTTAAAAAATCTACCTTTAATGGTACTTTGTTGTGCAATTTTTTGAAAGGTACTTATATTGGCTAGACTTGAGTCATCAAAACCAACTTGAACTTCTGCACCACATTGTATTTCAGGTGAACCATCAAAAGGGGCTTTAGCATCTTCAAAATTAGTTGCACCTCTACCTGAATCAAATAAATCGTATTCATCTTCTGAACTCATACTAGCAATTGCACCTAAATTAGTGTCGTAAACAGCATCTAATGTAAGTGTATTAGAAAAATCATAAAATCCTGATGATTGTATGTTAGCTGTAAAATTTGTTGGATTTGATGTTGAGTCTGTACCACCTAGATCAAAAACACCCTCTGCCGAATCAACATTACCAACTAAACTATCAACTTGTGTAATAGTATCTAAAATCAATACTTTTCTACCAGCATTATCTTCTGATATTGCAACATTACTATCTCTTGTTCCTAAAAAATCAGCCATTATTCACTCACAGTTAAAACATTTGTAAAATTTTGTAATCCTGAAATGTTAGTAGATACAATAGATTCGTTAGCTGAACTGTTACCTAATTTATCTACAGCTTTTATGCAAAAACTTCCTGTTACTGCATTTACAACTAAAGCATTTGATTTTCTTCTTACAACTTTTGCAAGAGGTGTACTTTCATTCCAAGTTGCACCACTTGTAACATTTTGAAACCTAACTTCATACCAAGAAATATCTAAATCTGTTACAGGAGTCCAAGATAACTCCATTTGATTAGAACCAACTAAACTTACTGATAAATCTGTTACATCTGATGGTGTGTCGGTTGCACCAACTACTGTATGACTTGCAGATGTAAATGTTGAATTTACACCGAGAGAGTTGATTGCTTTTACCCTCACGTTATATAATGCACCATCAATAACATTTAAAAATTCGTGTTTTAATTGTGTACCAACAGATATTATTTTAAAATCTGATTCTGTACTTTGTTTTGCTTCTACTTGATAGTTTGATACAAATTGGTCAGGACTTGCGCCAATATCGATATTTAATCTAGTTATTGTAATTCCATCTGCATACTCAATCATTTCATCAGATAATGTAACTGAAGCTGGTGGTTGAATAGAAAATGGATTAGGTAAGTTTGTTGATGGTGTAGATGAAACTTGTGTCTTACTTGCAAAAGTATAATGACTAGCTTGATATTCTATAAGTGCTAAAGATATTGTAAAATCCTCGTTGAATGTAATACCCATAACTCTAAATGCTTTTGCAGAAAAACCTAATGATGCGTGTGTTATATTTACTATATCTGCTATTGCTAAATCATAAGCATCAAATCCTACATTTATTTCTAATGATAAAGCTTCTCTTGATCTTCTTAAAATTATCTCTGCCATTTCTTCAGCTTGATATGGAGAAGTTAATGTTTTGAAGTCAAACTTGCCCTCTAGTAAGAAACCACCATCAGCAGTTTTCATAGTTGCGTGTCTATCAGCACTTGTAAGACCACTATCATCTACAGGGGGAAACTGAACTTCATCTACTTGGAAGTTTCTATCAGGATTTACAAATGAAACTATAACTCTATTGTACTTATCATTTTTACTTGGACTTGCTAAATTATATCCACCAATAATATCATCTTCTGTAAGTGTGATAGATGCTGTTCCTGTGGTTTCAATAATTAATTTATACTTTCCACTTGTATATGGTAAAAAACCTCTACAACCTTTTAACAACTCTCTTACATTATCAATAACTTTTTTTGATGTATCTAAGACAGCATTACAATCAAATAAGTTTATATCACTACCACCTGAAAATGGTGTAACTTGCGTATCACAAACAACTGAAGCATCTCTAAAACTTTGTAAATCTATATCAGCAGTCGGTATTCCTTTTCCATATCTTTCGTTTCTTAAATAATCTAATAAACAAAAAGCTGGATTAGCCGAAAATGTTGGTGATGATTCTACTAAACTTGAATTAAGTGTTACAATCTTTTTACCTTGAACTAATGCTTGAACTTTAGGAATACTATTAAATGCGTCTTGATTCCAAGTAAATCTTATTGCTAAATATGCTAATCCTGACAGTTTATGATTTGAACCCCAAGATGATAATGCACCTAATAAACTTGATGCACTTTGTCCATCAGAACCAAAATGCGGTTCTAGTCTAATTAAACTTGCAGAGTTTTTAAAAAAATTACTATCAGAACTTGCTACTTCAACTTCTGTATTATCAGCTAAACTAGATGCAAATGTAACTACTTTATCATCAACTCTAATCTCTGTAATACCATTTATCTCACCCTCACTTAAAACTATCGCCATATACAAATAAGTATTGTCTGTGCCTGAAGTTTCCATAAAGACTCGAATTCCACCGCATAGTCTTGTGCCATAAATTATTGGCACATTTGCGTCATTACTTTGTTTATTAATTAATATACCTTTTTCAAAATCATCAAAATCTGTCGTACCAAAATCAGGAATATCAATATCAGGTGTGAGCCAAGATAAAGGTTTAGTAATTATTTTAACTACTGATTTAACTACTTTTTTTGCGGCTTTAAATATTTTTTTAAATGGCATCTATGGTCTACCCCACTTAATATCAAGAACAGTTTGACTTGAAAAATCCATACCTACATCTGTTGAAAAAAATCTTTGTTGTGATGTATTGTTTGTTTTTCTACCTGATCTTTTTTCAAAGTCTGCCCAATGAGATACTATACCTAAACTAACTGAACTATCTGTTGAACTTTCTGATACTGAAAAAGTATCTATTTGACCATCATACAATAAAAATGGGTCAGCTATCAGAGCATTTGAATCATTTAAAAAACCTCTAAATATTTTAACACTATCGTTTACTACATTTTCATTTAAACAAGTGGATATAAATGTTTGGTCAGCACCTGATAATGTTAATGTTAAACTTGTTTTTGTAATATCTGTTTCTTCTGTGAAATTAGAAACACCTAAAATAAAATCTGATGATGTGTATGTTACACTAGAACCTGATACAGAACTTGTAAGAGAAAAAGAAGAATCTGTTATATTTACAGGAGTTGCAAATCCAATAGTGATGAGATGAACTGGTCTAATATCATTTGTCGCTAGTTCGTTCTTTACTGCTGTCGTTAGTGATCTCGTCATATTTTTCGTAACTTCTTCTGTTTATCTTTATACCATCA